ATACAGATAACGATGGTTGCTTGTAGTTCTGTCACTCTCTATCCAACCTTCGGCCTCACAATCGTTTGCGATAGTCTCGGCAGAGTTGCGACTGATGCCAAGTAACTTGGCGGTGTCAGTTATAGTTGTTAGTTCTTTGTGAAGGGTGTTGCGTATAACCAGTATACCGAAGCAACGTCGCGCATGAGAAGACATGAAGTAATTGCGCGCACGATTGTGCTGTTCGTCCAACTTTTTTCTGGGCGGCAATACCAAAAGTTCGTACTCTAGTTGTGAGAGCTGACTGCGGTATTTATTTATTAATTCTTCCATAAACTTAAGGTGAAGCAGCCAGTAGAATTATCAATACCCTATTCGCACACCTTTTGGTGCGTCTCGTTGTGTATCAATATACCCTTTAATAGATCCTCATCTTTTTCGATGAGGAAATTAACTGTGTCTTCGTTCTCAAAGTATAGCGGCGCGGTTATATCACAATACGTATCACCACTAATCGTCGCGCATCCACTTAGTACCGCGATGGAACAACTCATCTTGATCAAGGTCGTCAATTTCATTTGTGATTTTCCTTTGTGATCTGACGTTGGCTAAACGCTTCTCGTCTATCTTTCTCTTGATTTTATCTTGCCCCCGCGCGACGCCTGCCGAATAAATTCCAAGCAGCCCTAGTACGAATGCCGCGCCAACTAGCGCGTATATCTGAAGTTTTTGTATACCGAACATTTAATGCCAGCCTTCCGCCCATGCTTTAAGTCGTTCCCTCATTATGTATATGCCGAACAGGATAGTGATGCCTGCAAATCCAAGGATGATGTACTGAGCATTCTGGTCTATTCCTGATAGCGCAGTGATAGTTGTGCCTGCCGATGCGGCGATGGTTGCAGCGGAAGCCTTGACTGTTTTACTTTGGCCAGCCTTCGTACGCTCTGGTTTCTTCTGCGTAGCTTCCGATAGGGACATGCCAGCGAGCCACTTCTGAACTCGGAAGCCTGGGCAGGCTTTGATACTTACTCTGTTATGTCCGAGTACGTTGTCGTTCTTGACGTTGAACTGTTCTTGTAGCTCACGGATCAGGGAGTACGCACGGGCAAGCTGTACGGGAGTGTAGTGCTCTGTTGCTAAGTCGTCGGCGTCAGATCCGAAGCCACCGATCAGACAGATAGCGATTGATCCTGTGTTGTGACCCTTCTGGGCGGCGGGAGTTTTTTCGAGAGGGCGACCCTGTACGACCTCGCCGTTTCGAGACACTAGGTACGAGTACCCGATCATGTCGAAGCCGCGTTCGCGATGCCACTTGTCTATCTCTTTAAGTTGTTCGTTGATGCCATCGGCGGACATCCAATCAGGTCTAGTGGCACTACAGTGTACCACAATGCTATCTATCTTTCTCATAGGTCAAACTCCCGACGTAAAGTTTCAGCTTGATGTTCTTGTGTGAACTCTCGGGGATTAACTTTAATAGTAAACGGGGGCTTGTCGTCCCATCTGCGAGCAAACATTAGCTCTTTGTCGAGAGCCACAAATATGTAGACGCCATCGTACGAAGCCTTTCTTCGTGGGTTTACCATGAAGCTGTATCTCTTGGTACGGCACACCAGATCTGTTCTTATTTGTGGGCGCTGGGCTGACTTGACCTGTACTCGTACGATCTCTCCACCAGGGACTGCTGCCCAGAGGTCATCGTACGGTAGATCTACATGAGTAATACGAAGCCCCATCTTCTCCATGATGTACGCGACATAAAACTCTGCGGCTCGCCCACTATATATGTTGTCTTGTTGCGTCAATCATCTGTTGCGCAGGAGTGTCTCTAGGTGAGTGATGGTTGTTTTAGCTGCTGATAAATCTGAACGTAACTCCGCTATCTCTTTCAGTAGTGCTTCTATTTGCGAGGTCTTTTCGTCCAACTTGTCCGACAGTCTATCTACCTGTGTCTTTAGTGTGGTTTGGTATTCGGCGTTGGCATCGCGACGTTGCTTTTCCCGTACTGCCATGAAGGACCAAAAGCCAGCGCTGCCTGCGATTGCGACGGCTATAGTAATAATGTGTTCTAGGCCAACCATGTATTCCTCAGTTTCTGCTATCGGCTATCAAGCCGCTCCGCACCAGCGGAGCTGCTGCTGACGAAGTGTTCATCATTATGCAACGTACATTATACGAACCGTTGCTAGGCTTCGTCTTTTCTAAAGTCTTTTCGTAATTTACCCTCGCTTGGTGGCAGGATCTGTGGTCTCTGAATAGCAGAGGGGCCGCGTGTATCTTGTACTCACTACCCATTATGAGGAGGACTACCATCGCGTACATTACACAACCCCCTTGTACCAAAGAACATAGTAAGCGAAGCCGCCGAAACCCGATGCGGCGATGAGGCCGGCGATGCAGTACGAAATGACGACCAGTCTTCTTTCCGCCTCTTCTTCAGCTCGCTTCTGAGCTTCCGCTCTCTTACGTCTTGCCTCGGCCTCGAACTGTACGAAGCGTTCCCAAGTCCCTGGCTTTCCATACAACATGCAGATTGAGCGAAGGGAGTTTCTGTTGTCCTTCATCTCCTCAAGTTTCTGAAAGGCTTCGAAGTCGGATGCACTTTTGCCAAGAAGATTAGTAAAAGGGGAACTCTTTTTTTTACTGGCGTCTTTTAGTTTGGTCTCGCTATCTAGCATCACGCCTATCGAAGAGGCGACAGAAGATAGCTCACGACCATTTGATACAGCTTTCTTGATAACTGCGTAAGCAGAGTTAGCTGCGCTTGCTAGGGCGATTACTTCGGCTACTGCCACGGCGTACAACTCCATTGACCGACACGGTAGTTTTGGGTGTACGTAATATTTTCTGTCGCGCAGACTTAGCTGCTCGACCGCGTTTTGAATTTGGGCTTGATCTACGTGCCATTGAAATAAACTAATGCTTTCGTACTAGAGTGTCGTCCTTTGCCTATGGAGTTATAGGGCATGTACCTACATTCGGAGGTGACTTAGTTGTACACCTGGACTTGAATACATTCTATTGTCTCTAGCTTGTCGTTCACCAAGACCGAAGCTCTACGTAATTCTGTCTCGCACTTAGTCTCATTGTCGAACGAACCTAAGTGATGATAGCTGACACCCACATCTGGTACTGCACGAAACCAGATAAGTAAGAACAGAACCTTCACAAGAACCCTCGCTTCTCAAGAAGAGCTGCGTACATGTGACGCCAATCCTTGAGGCGCATGACTACGAGGCTGTCGTCTAGTGCTTCTTGATTTCGTCTCGTCACGACTACGGGTGCTTCGGGAGATTTTGTCTGGTCTATGTTGCGCTCCGCTTGGCGCATCGCGTCTCGTACGTTAAGGCGCTCTACTCGCTTGGCTTCGATGAACACGTCTGGCGTACCGAGTATGTCAGCACCACCAGCCTGTAATCCTATCTTACCACCACCGCTTAGAGGGGCACGTTGGCAACGCTCTTCGTTGAAGATGTTCTCGTTGAACCACTTTGCTAAATCGACTTCGTACTTGTCGCCTTTTCGTTTCTGTGGATTGCCCATTACCAAGGAACCTCTGGCTTGTAAGGCTTCTTGCGAGCCTGCGTCTGTTGATGTTGCTCAAGGGTTACGCGCTCGGCGTCTCCCTCACGGTCTACACAGGTATCGCATCGGTACTGGTTCTTAGGACGAGGTTCATTACACCCGCAATGTATGCAGGGTCTACTCCAAATTTCGGGAGTAGGCTTTATCTGATACTTGGCACCTGGAAAATATTGAAGTTCAAGCCGCATGAGTAATCTCTTTAGCGTGTCCAAGCACACCTCATACTTCTCAGCTAATTCCTTGTGAGTGAAGTTATTGTGATGCTTTCGGAGCCAAGTCACCTCTTGATCAGGTAACTTGATTTTTCTTGACATGATCGCGTTCGTTACCGTTTCTTGCGTAAACATGTCTCGACTTGTAACATATGCACAACTTACTGTAAACTTTAGGTGGTAAAAAATATATGCGTAGGTATTGACATTTCCGACAAAGACGATAAAATCGCAAGCGATGTAGGCGACTGCAAGCGAATACGAAGTAACGTGTTACTTCGTATGAGAGCAGGACAAAGACAAAGAGAGCAGCGATTTTATCGCCTCGGGTACGAACAAATGTACGAAAGTTTTTTCGGTATTTTAGCTAAAAATAATGTAGATTTTTGTTGCAAACTTTTCAGTCTCAGTGCTAAACTTTAGGTGTTTACCCTAAACTGTTTTCTCCCAGACAGAACTCCCTCGACGCTAGGTATTAACTACGTCGAGGGTTTTTTTATTGAGAGTTAGCCGACCAAGATGGAGCTGATGTCTCCCTGATCTTCTCGGTCCACTCAGCTATAGTAGATACGGGGCGACCCACCCGACTTGCTATTTCTATATCGGAGAGAGGTGGCCTTACTGCGCCAGAAGCGTCTGTCCATTCTTGAGCGAAGGTCATGGTCCGCTGCCTCGCTGTCCTTGGTGACATGATAGATACAGTGTCGTCTTCTGTCGAAGAGGTGAAGGCTATATTATATACAGGCTCGTGAACATCTGACCACTCACGCACCTTGCCGTACCGCAACTGCATCATGACATCTATACGCCTGCCCTCTGCTTCCGCCGCAACATTCATGTCCACAAATGGGCTTGCGGTAATACTGCCCTCGTAGATACCAGCCTTAACGTCCGCTGTTTCTTGATCCCAGAATACCTGTGTAACCTTGATCTGGGTTTCGAGTACGGTCAACTGGTTAGAGCTACCCGCTTCGCGACCTGACGTACCGCTTTCACCTGGCTTGTTGCTATGGTGAAGCAACCATACGCACAGCCCAGCATTTCGCAGCTTGAGACACAAAGTATTTATGTAACCCCATTGCTCGGCAGAGTTTTCTTGTAGACCTGGGAACGCTGATCGGATCGTGTCGATCACAACATGCGTGGGTTTCGTAGCCTTGATCCACTGCTCAAAGTTCTTGATACCCGCTTCGTTCATTAGGTTCATGTCACGCTGATCATGGAACGGTGCCCATATCATGAAGTCATTACCCGCATCACCGAAGCTGCGCTTGGATCTGTCTAGGAATTTAGCCACGTTCGACCTACTATTCTCGAAGTCAAAGTACAAAACCCTAGACTTGTCGTTGATGTCGAACGGCCCAAACCTCTGCTGACCCGAAGATGCCGCGTACAATATGTTACGAACGAACATTGACTTGCCGTGACCAGAGTATCCAAAGACCTGTATGATTGTACCTGACGTTGGAGCAATCGGGTCGATAAAGAAGCTCATGTTGTCTACGTAACTTTGCAGTTCGTCGAGGTCGCTTGTTGTAATAGGCTTGTACGATGGTGGCTTTTCGGGTGCCTTCGGCTTGGCTGACAGTTCCGACCCAGAGCTTTCAGTGCTCCAAGCCCGTTCGCACATCTGCCTTACCTTGCTCTCTTCTATGTGGTTCTGAAAGAACGCATCCATGAAGCGGCCAGCACCCTCTATAAGTTCATCAACTGTCTCACCCTGCCCTGCCAAGGAAGATATGTATTTATACAGGCGATCATCTCTACCGTTGCCGCCCCCATCGGGCAGCTTACCGATACGAGAAACAAGTTCTTCAGTGCGGTTCCAGATCGGTTGATCTACATGAATGTCTTCTAAGCTCATTCCTTCTAACCGAAAGGAATTGAAGTCTATGACGTTCGATACCTCCGCAGTCAGCTTCGGCGCTGAGTAAGTAGGGATGTCGTCGAAGTCGTTACCATGAGACACCCGCCATTCGTAGTTCTTACTCGGCGGCGCAAGGACATAACCCTTACTTCCGCGCAAGTCTAACCCGTCAACGCGAGGCCACTCTTTACTGTTTCCATCCGAACCAACTCTATTCTTAATCCAGTCAGACCCTTTCGGGAACTCGAAGTAATAGTGCCAACCCTTCTTGGTACGCACACTCACAGGTGTGCGCGTCAAGCCAAGATCCTTTGCTTCTTTGACGGCTCCTTCGTTGTCGCAATCGACAACAACAAGACCTGTCATCTCACCAGTAAGCAGCGCAATGTTTGCGTTAGGCCATCTATCGAACCATTCGTATGCCTCTTGTTCTGTCGGCATAATGTTCTGATCTATATAGTGGCCCCACTTTACGAGCGGCTTCTTAGTGTCTGGGCTGATCGGTATGACAGCCCAGCCTCGTTCAAGATACTCTAGCGCTGCGTCTAGTATCTCCATAGTTTTGTTCCTCCGTGAAGTATTGATCGAGGTCAAGCGTGGGCCATACCTCTTTGATTTTTGACAGGTAAGTGGAGGAAACAAAGTCTCTGCGTACCCAGCCGTATGGCGTGGTTCGACAGATGCCTAGCGACTTAGCAACAGTGGGTGCCCCACCGAGATCGTCGATCAATCTTTGTATATCGAAGTGCATTTTTTTTGTTTTCCTCTTGTAATGCTCAAGGATGTATCATATACACTACTACAGCACAACCTTTGATCTTAAAATAGATCGTCAATATTCAAGGATAAACATCATGGACGATATGATCTTCGGAGATATTTTACTACCGATACCGCAGCACCCCAAGGCAGACAGGTTACGCGAGAACGCTGCTACCTACGCTAACTTACTGGCAAAAAGCGAAGAAGTTAAAATATCTTTGGACTACCTTAAAGCAATACTCCTTGGCGATCTACCTCAAGAAGCTGGCGAATACCCCATAGAAATGGACGACGGGCGTACCCTGATGATCAAGGTTCCCGAGAAATGGTCATGGGATAAAAAGTTGTTGAAGGATACATTCGAAGTCGCAGGGCTTCCTGAGTGTGTCAACCAAAGTTTCCTCGTTGATCGGAAGAAGTACGAAGCCGCTCCCGACAACGTAAGGGAAGTGCTGAAGCAAGCACTAACCATCGAATGCGGCTCACCCACAATCAAGGTTCAGACATGAAAATCACACCTCTAAAAACCAACGATACTTCAGTTGCGTCCGCATCTAAGTCTCTCGTTTATGGGCCACATGGATCAGGCAAGACAACGCAATGCGCAAACTACGCGAAGCGATACGGTAAGGGCTTGATCCTCTCTGGCGAAAGTGGGCTATCATCTATTAGTGATATGTCCATCGACTACTTACCCTTCTCGACATTTGATCGGAAGCCAAAGGACGACCAGTATTCCTTTAAGGATCTGATGCAGTACATTAGCTCAGACGACTTTAAAAGTCAGGATTACAAATGGATTGCCATCGACAGTGCGACTGAGCTTAGTCAGAAATGTTTCTCTGATGTAGAGGCTGAGATGTCTGGATCAGGCAACGGCTTTGAAAAGTGGGGCATGTACGAGCGCAAGATTACGTTTGCTCTCAAGTGGGTACGTGACCTACCTATGCACGTTCTGATCACAGCCCTCGCCAACGAAGAGAACGACGATAACGGCGTGACAAACTACTGGCCCATGATGGTGCAGAAGAAGGTGCAGCGATTAATCCCTGCCCTCTACGACAATGTGTTCCCGCTTGTGCGCAAGACTTCTGAGCAAGGCGGCAAAGTATCTGTCCGTCGATACTTAATTACCGACAACGTAAACGGCTGGCATGGCAAAGTACGTGACCCGCACCGTCGCCTTAAACCATTCGAAGAGGTTGACGACGTTACCGAATTACTTAGCCGCATCTATATGACTGATGCTGAATATAAAAACTATCAAGGAGACAAACCTAATGAGTGATTTCATGGGCTTAGAGGGCATGGATTTATCTGGTGTCGAAGTTAAAACAACCCGCATCTTGGGTATGGGACGCCACGTTGTTAAGATTACTGACGCGTCTGTAGAAAAAGATGATGCGAAAAATACTGCTCGCCTTGTTCTTTCGTACGACAACACTGATGGGTCTATCCGTCAGTGGATATATGTATATCACGGCGGTTCCCCTGCCGCGACTGAGGTTGGCAGGAAGCAACTGAAAGAACTTCTATTGACGCTTGGTCATGACGGTAAAGAAGCGCCAGCCCCAGCCTACTTTAAGGGTAAGACTGTTGGCATCAACGTGAAGAACGAAGAATACAACGGCAAGAACCAAGCGAAGGTTTCTTACCACTTCGCACCACCCGCTGAAAAGGATCAAGCAAGCGCATCTAAGCCTTTGGACGACGAGATCCCGTTCTAATGCACCCAGTACACCCCATAGCAAAGAAGTTAGTTGCGGACATCGACGAGGGTTACGCCAACGAAAGTCGTGGAGAGGCCCGATGTTACATCGGTGCTTCCATGGCGGGGACAGATTGCATTGCGCAAATGTCCTTGTCACTTCGCGGGTTTCCTGATGTAGCCCCAGACCCACAGCTAAAACGTATCTTCTTTGCAGGGCACCGCATCGAGGATTGGGTCGTATTCGATCTGAAGAAACGTGCCGACTTGAGGGTGTACGAAAAAGACGACATGACTGGCCGTCAGCACCGCAGGGAGTGGCTCAATGGCCACGTATCTTGTCACTCTGATGGGCTAGTGGACTTCGAAGATGGATCGGGTCAAGCTATTCTTGAGATCAAATCCATGAATGATGCGAACTTCAAGAAGTTCCAGACCACAGGGGTCAAGTCGTCTCACAGAAGATACTATCGCCAGATGCAAATGATGATGGCGATGTTTCGGATCGAGCGTAGTCTGTTCGTTGCGTACAACAAAAATAACTCTCAATATCACGCGGAGATCGTTTCATTCGACCAAGAAGAATGGGACACAATGTACGTAAAGATACAGGCTGCACTTGATGGGCAGGCGGTGCGCGTCTCAGCGGCACCCGAAGACTGGCGTTGCAAGTCGTGCTTCAAGAGGGAAAGCTGTTGGAATATCCCAGACGTTAGCCCCGCCTGCCAATTTTGCGAGCACAGTTTCGCCAATAAAAATGGTGGATGGACATGTAAACTAACGGGACGAGAAGCAGTCGATGCCTGTGATAAGTATGAGATGTTCAGACCCACACAGAAAGCATAAGTCTCATGGAAAAATTCAAGGAACTTAGTGACGCCCGAACGGGCATCATTAGAAAAGAAGCAGAGATCGAAAGTATTTACGAACGTCTTGAGGCTTTAGACCCAACGAATATCGACGACATACACAGAGCAAAGACAAAGTTGCGCCATGAGAAAGAGCGCATGGTCGAGCTGAAGTGTAGGGCGACAGAACTAGAAATTGATATGGTGAAAATGGGGTATCTTCGTGGCATCTAAACCCAGAGATCTTCCGCTAGATGAAGCCAAACGCCTGATTAACGCAGACCGAAACGAGGAGTACGGCGAGCCGTACGACAACTTCTCAGACATAGCCTCGATGATCACAGTCATACTTAGGTCCGTTATGAAGGATGGCGAGCGAGTGCGCGTTGAGCATGTGGCGATGATTATGATTATCGTGAAGTTGTCGCGTATGACGACATCTCCACGAAAGATGGATAGCTGGGTAGATATTGCTGGCTACGTCGGTACTGGCTGGGAAGCCATAGAGATGGATAGTAAGGAGGGTTAGTACCCTCCTCCAAATCCTCCACCATATCCAGAAGTTTTCTTTCTACCACCCGCTCCGCGTTCTCCTGCGATGCCATCGACGATGGCTTCCTTCGCCCACGATACGCCGCCGAGAACTGGAACTCTCCCGACCACTTCGCGAGTAGCAGCACGGCGCATTCCATTAGCATCCGTACCATCAAGCCAAGAACGACCGCCTTGAAGAACTGTCTGGGCGTCATTGAATAGTCCGACAGTCGGACCACCGATGGTTTCCAGAGTGCGCTGCGCTCCATACGCACCGTTATCAGTCTGCGATCCGATGTCGTACATAAGCTCACCAATCAGGCCCATGCCGCCTAGAGCTACCATACCGTCAAAGTACCAGCCCATCAGCATGTCCATGTCTTCGTTGTCTTCGAAGGCTCCTGTTATTGTCTCAGATAGCTTGCGTTCTCTAAGCTCAAACTCTCTGTTGTCCTCGCCACCACGTCCTTGAACAATATCTTTGGCACCTACAGCCACACCACCCATTGCAGGGCCAGCGACCAGCAGAGCAGCCAGAGGTCCAAGGCGATTGTCGCTTCCGCCTACGAACGCCTTGGCAAAGTTCGCGCCACGCTCCGCAACAGTATCCCCACGGAATGCCTCACCCGCAACATTATTGACCAGTCGGGTCATCATGAGTGGGTACGACTTCAACTGGAACGCAATCGCACCAAGGGGTGTCTGCGCCCAGAGAGGAATGTCATTAGGGTTGGGCGTGAATATCATCTGGTTAGTCAGTTTGATCGTTGACGACGACAGCTTGTCAGCCAATGGGTGTTCGTTTCCTGAGAAACGGCTTTCCATAATCAAGTCCATATCAAGTGACTGATCGTCTACGAACTCAGCTAGACCTTCCTCACGAAGTATGCGGCGAGCAATGCGACCAGCCCGTGATGTTGGACGGGTCTTTAAGATCCTGTGCTGCGCCTTCAAGTGTTCGTACGAAACGGCACCCGCTACATCTCTCATCATGTCTGTCCAGGGAGTGAGCAATGTAGAGTTAAAGAACCCAGTCATGAACTGCGTACTATCTACACCATGCGCAACTGTCAGTCGTTGGTGGACGGCGTTCTCGGTTGCCGCACCGATGTTTCGTATCATGTCACGATATTCTGGATCAGTAGCAAACTTACGAAGTGACTTAGTGTACGCACCGATGTCTCCTGTGCGTATCAACGGAAGAACCAAGTCGCCCAGGGAAGTAAGTGTGGTGAAGCCCAGGAGCGTCACCGCATTTACGCCGCGCAACCACTTCGAGGCACTGACCATAGAGAATGTACCATGGACCCCATCAACAGGACGGCGCATTGCAGAGTTCATAAACCCTTGAGCGTGGCGCAAGTTCTGGTTTGATGTAACCTTCTGCAATCCTTCAGTATCAGATAGCGCACTGGCGACAGCTTTCGCTCTCTTACGGAAGTTGTTTCGCAGCATGACAGCATCTGGGTTGTCAGACAGCTTTTCGCCCAAGACATCCATGATATTTGCTTCGATTTCTGCTGCGCTTGACCCACCCTGCGCCATCTTGATTAGCTCTTCTGCCTTTCTCTCGGCTGCGAACTTTTCTTTAATCGGTGCATAGAAGTAGTTGTTGTCAAAGATACTCTCCTTGACCCCATGATCCGTACCGCCAGAGCGTACATAGTTGGCGTTTATGATCTTGTTGGATGACAGCAAGCCACCGATGACTTTAACGGCATTCATGGGTTGCGCTACGATTGACAAGTAGTCGTGATACCCGTGAGCACCTACGCCGAACTCTTCAGTTATGTCGATGCGGTGTTCGAGGTTGTCACTGTACTTTGTCATAGCAACAAGGACATCGTTTTCTAGGAACACAGCCAAGCTATCAGGAGTATCGAAGTCAGCGAACTCTGGGAACTCATCCAGCCTGATCAAGCGATTGTAATCTAGGTGATCAGACTGGTCGCCTGCCTTGTTAGACATACGCTTAAAGTTCTGGGCGGGGTTGGAATACACACCGTCCTCATCAAGCAATCTCTGAACGACGCGGCGTGCTGAAGTCTCAGCCTTGGCTGCATCTCCCGCACCATTCCGTTCAGCAAGGAAGTATTTCTTTAAGCGCCGTACGAACTCTTCTGGGTCAGCTTCAATCAAGTCCTTGCGCCAGACTTGCGGGAAGTAGTTCCGTTTAATTTCTCCGACGATAGCGCCTGATGACTTTAACCTACCCGTAGCTTCGTCCAAGTAACCGCGTACGTGATTGTAAACCTCTGCTTCTTGAGGGATCAGAGACGATGCTTTGTTCTCATCTCTAAGCGCAGATATAATACGCATGTGGCTGGCTGGCTGTGTCATCCGACGTTTCGGATTGATACCCATAGCGCCCATGGCGCTTTCCGCCATTAGCTGCGGGCCAGTACGCCAGTAGTTCACTAGCTTATTGCTGCTATCAGGAAGCTGCTTCAGTAACTTTGTGAGGGGAATAACGAACTTACCCATGCGTGCATTCGTACGCTCGAAGTGCCCGCCACTTCCGTCTTTCGGCTCGAAGAAGTTGGCCAAGGTTTTTAACCCAGAGCGATCCATAATCTTAGAGTTCGTACGGATTGGGTTGAAGATGTTGGACTTCCGTATTTCGGATGCTGCTTCTGATGGCATGCCCCGACCGCGTGCTACTGAAATCATAGCCTCAAGTGTACGAGCTGGTACGCCCGCTTGCTCAAGTTCTGTAGCTGCTTGATTTAGTACGCGCACAGGTGAGCCGACTGTGGCTGCTTCCATTATGCGCCCATTTATCGAGTGCGTATTTGAGTTCTCACCAATTATTGTTGTCGCGTCGTCAAAGACATCACTCCGTATGGAGCGCACATCCCTATTGGACAGCATGATCTTTTCACCGTTGGCTTCGATGCTTGTAAAGCCAGCATCTTTCATCACCCGCTTAAACTTGCGGAGACCGCCAATGACACCAATTATTTCAGCAGCCATATTTTCCGATGTGTAGACACCACGGATTGCTGATAACTCGGTTGCCTCTCTGGGCTTGCCGCTTGCTTTAAGGTGACTGATGATAGCTTTAACCATTGGGCTACGAACGGTCATTTCGTTCGTAAACAAGGCAGGCTCTAAGTCCCGTATAAAGACTGGGTTAGTCTCAGTTCTAAGGTTTACACCCATGCCTGCAAGCTCTTCGCTTAGTACATCGTCTAGTGCGTATAGCTTGTCGATGTATTGTCCTGATGCAGAGCCGTCTATACGAGCGTTGTTTATCTTGGAGCGCGTCATCTCAAGAGCGTCAACGATTTCCATTACGTCCTCTCGCTTTTCAGCAGAGGCAGAGCCGATTATCTCATCGCGTCTGTTCTGGACCGTGTTGAGAGGTTGACGGGTCACATAAGTACCTCGACCAAAGATCCCGTTAGCCTGACCATTGGTAAAGTTTGGTACTATGTTGTCGCCTGTAAACTCACGAACAGCCTCATATCCAGCCATCGAGTAGTCTTCCATGATCTCATTAGCGTGATCAATCGCATACTCCGCTGGAACACTATCGCCATATCGTGCGCGTGGGCTTCCTTTTCTCTGACTGGCAGAACCAATCATATCTCCGTACGCAGTGATCATAGAGAAGCGTTCTCGTGCTGGAAGGCTGCTTATAAGTCCGTTTAGTACGTAGCCAGTTGCTTCCATGATCTCATCGTCCAACTCCTCAATGAAGTCGTCAAAGAAATCCATGTCCTCGCCGTCCATGATGTTCTGAATAGCCTTGATCTGCGGGTTGTTAGAAGTGAGGTCTGTTGCCTCAACTAGAACGTCAGCGAAAAGACGCTCTTGCGGAATGCCGAGTACAGAGCTTGCTTTGGCGAATACGTTGCGAGTGGAGTGGCTAACTGCGTGACTTGAGTACAGAGCCTCGCCTACGAAAGATACTGCACCAGATATGTCATCACCACGTACGAGGTTCGTACCAACCGTACGAACGACCTTACGGTACGAACCGTACGAAGCTGCATCAACAGACTGTGGCAGGCTCTCCACACCCAGTCGAGCAAGGCGGGCCGTAATGGTACGGGACACTAGCTCGGTCTGATTGTCTCGATGAGTAATGCCACGTAGGTACTCACGCATTTTAACTGTGGCGTTTGGCGGAATACCATTTTCGAAAGCCGTACCCGCGTCTTGGGCCTGCTCAACAATGATGGCTTTCTCGACTGCGTTGCTTTCGCGGCTACCTTTTTTAGCCGCGCGATTAGCTGCACGCGTCCGAATAAGGTTCTTCATTATATTCATTGCTTGTTCTGGCGTTGCGCCAAGACCCTTAATTGTCTCCCCGTCTGCGGAGAAAGCTAGGCCCAGAGCAAGTTCATCTTTCTGAACGGCGTTGGCTTTTCCTTTGTTGCCACCACCCTTGACCTTCTCTTTGGACTGCCAAGTATTATAAATAGCCTGTTCTTCTTCGGTCAGTACAATATCTTGTACGTCTGTCCTCACTAGATGGCGGACGCGATTTGCCAACTTGCCGCCAAACTCGGTCGGCTTGCCGTCAACGTCAATTTGTCGGCGGTACTCAGCCAAGGCTTCTGCGAGGGAATACTTGCTTGTATCTCCACCTTTCGTGCCCTTAACAACCTGACCCTTGAACTCCTCCTTGTTGGACTTGCCCTGTTTGCTCATGATTGCTTCTAGTGACTTCTTGAAGTTGCGCCGCTGACGGTTAGTTGCGGCCTTCATTTTCTTTTTACTGGCGATCTTCTCCATCATCTTAGGTGTAAGGCCGACCCGTTCGCGCGTAGCGAGAAGCTCGTCAGAGATCTTAGCTTCTGGAATGTCGCCATACTCGACATTCATATAGGCTTCATTGATCTCTTCTAATTTTCCTTTGGCGTATTTGCCCAGCCCACTGTCCCATAGGGCGATCATATCCTTCGCCATATCGGGGTGATAGCTAGAGCCACCCATTGCTGCCAAATTTTCCCAGAAGTTCCCGTCGTCGGGGATTTGATCATTCACAGTATCCACGGCATAATCAACAGACCCAGTAAGCTCGTTGATCTGTTTAGCAAACCCTCTAAGTTTTGTGTGGCCCTTGATTGCTTGGAATGCGCCAGTGTATCCCTCAATTAAAGCTCGATCCGTTGCTGTCGCACGACCTTCGCGGGACGCCAATATAGCACGGTCACGTTTCGTCATGGCAATACCTTGGAATGTAGCTGCCAATCTACGCGAAGCGAGACCCATCTTTTCGATGTCGTGCATTTCTGGGAAGCCGTCCCTTGCGGCTTCAAAGTCTTGTACCGCCTTGCTCACCTGATCGTATCTTATTCGTAGAGACTGGCCCAGCTTAGTCTGAGCTTCAACGGGCATCGTGTAGCGTACGCGAAGCGCCTCATCCTTGCTCGCAATCATCTTCTCGAAGATCGGCTCAAGTTCTGGGTCAACTATGTGACGGTTCGTAATGTGCTTCCAAAGTTTCTGTATTAGCTTTGTCGCTTTTTCGAAGAAGCTCATCGGTGCTATTGGTGCATCAAACTTGTGGTGCGCCCAAAGCGCGAACTGGTTTGCGAAAAGTTCACCAGGGTTTTGCTTTGAGTTCGTGATGCCAGCGACATCAGCGCCGTCACGCACCATCGGTGAATACGCATCAAGCAACGTGCCTTCGACGCGATCAGATACGAACCCACCGTCAAATCTACCCTTTTGGTCGTAGTATTTGCTGGCTGACTGCCAGAACTCTAACTTCATTTCTGGTGTCATTAGGTTCATGTACGCCCAATGACCAAGTTCGTGCATCACAACGAACGAAGATGAGATACCAGTCTTCGTACCGTCTTTATCCATTTTCTTAGAGTTTAAGAATATGTTGTTGAAGTCTGGCCCAATGTCTCCATCAGAAGATCCTGGCCCAATGCTTCGCATTTCCTGGTACGAAAGTGGTTTGGACGCATACAGTCCTGCAACGTCATCATCTACAAACCCTGAAAGGTTGTACTCGCTGATTGGCTTGAACGCAGGCGCGGAGTTTTGCGGGGCAATCGCACGGAACATTCTCTCGATGTGAGCGAATGTCGAATTGTTCATTTGACCTACAGTCTTACGAAGCTCGACAATAGACTTTTCAATGTCTTGACCAGGCAACCTCAAGCCCAGTGGCACTTCTTTGTTAAGTACGTGAAGATACGCAGTAATCGCATCGAGGCGGTTTCCGAAAGGAACCTCTGTAGTGCTGTTGGGAATATCTAAGCGGAAATTTGCGTTCTCTATGTCCTTTAGAATATCGGCCATGTCCGCAAGTGACGGCTTAGATACCATGAACTCCTCAAGAGTGTCAGCGTAATTAGTGCTATTCACTAATTTGGCACCGATATAAAGGCGACGTGCTATCGACTTACCTTCGGGGGTGGACGCTAATCGCTTAATATCCACGACAGTATTCATCGCGTCGGAGTAGTCGAGCGGTGCTTCTGGTAATTTCTCTTGTGCCTTCTTAGGTGCAGGCTGTTCACCAATATCATTGGCTTGATCTAAAGGTTCAAAGAGGCTCTTGAGTTTGTCGCGATCTGTTGCGCTGGTTATTTTCTTTCCATCAACTTCGCGTGGGACATAACCGATATTATAATTCTCGACCGTCTGCTTACCCAGCAGACGCGCAAGTGAGCCGCCATTATCTACTTGGTACGGGGCCATTACCCGTGGTTTTAGTTCCAGTGTCTTAGGCAAGATCATTAATATCTTATCGCCACGGGTAAGTGGGACATCAGGTAATTCCTGCACATCCGTTACATCGTTGCCCTGACCATCAACAACTTTTTGCTGTTCTGGTCCGTCTACTTCAAGACCGCCCTTACGTGCTCGGGCTTTAAGGGTTTCCTTTTCGTCTACGAATTTATCGAGGTCTCCATCTTTGCCAAAGTTGTCCTCGGCCTTGTCGATCAGCTTCTCAAACTCTTCGCGTACGGAGATACCCTTGATGTTATCATCAACGATCTTGTACTGCTCTGCTCGCTTAACACCCATGCGGTCAAGAGCCTGAGCTTCTGTTGGGTACGTATAGAAACGAGAGCTTCCTGTCTTTTCATTGTGTATAAGCACACCGAAGACTTCTTGGCCTTCTTCAGCAGGAACCCT